GACGAGCCGGATGGTGCCGAGGACGATCCCGACTCACTGTCGGAAGTTGAACCGCTTGAGTTGCCGTCGCTCGACGGTGGAGCCGGCGGTGCTGATCCACCACCGCTGCCGCTCATTGATCCGGACGCGCCGCCGCTGTCCGATGGGCCGCTGGGTTGCGACGAGCCGGAAGAACCGGGTGTCTCGGACATGCCCAAAGACGAGGAGGAAGACGAACCATCAGCGATCGAACCGCTGGACCCGTGGCTGCTTTCCGACTCTGGGACTGACGATGAGGATTTCGCGCTGCCGTAGTCACTCATGGGGATACGCGCTCCGGATGAACCGCTCGTTGGCCTCGAACTGGCGGCGTGTGCGGTCGGGGAATCGCAGGCCGGCAAAGCCCTTGCGGATGCCGGTCAGGCTGATCACAAGGCGCACGGCTTCGGGATTCTCTTGAGCGAATCGGATCACCATCTCATCGCCCTCGACACGCGCGCCGACGAGGACCGGCACGTCCGGCTGACCTCCGCAAACCTCGACGCTGCCCGGCTCGCAAACATCGAGAAACCGCGGGTCGATCTTCACCCGCGTGTCGCCGGTCACCTCGGCGATCATCACGTCGTTGAACCGCACCTCGGGCGATTCTTCGACGAACAGCGCGGTGTAGCCCGTCGGCGACCATCTCGCCGGGACGATGGCGGTCGACTTGTCCGAGCCGGACCCGCTGAACGACGTCGACCCGGAACTGCCCGAGCTGTCCGCACTGGAACTGTCCGAACCGCCGCTGGAGCTTCCACTTGAACTGTCGCTTGAGGAGCTGCCGAAGCTGCTCGAACCGGAGGGACCGCTCGACCCGCTGGGCGGGACGCTTGGTGGACCGGATGAACCGGAGCTCGACCCCGACGAACTACTGCCGCAGTCGCCGCACTGGATGGTGAACGTCGGTCCGTCTTCGAGTTTCACGCCGGGCGGGTAGCAGACCTTCGACGTGTGGTACTTGAGCGTGATACAGCAACAATCGGAGCCGCCATCACCGCCATCACCGCCGGTGCTCCCGCTACCGCCGTCACCGCACTCGATGCCGGTCACCACGTACTGCTGGGCGCGGGGCGTCGGCTCCTCGAACGCCTCTTCGAGCTGCACGACGATCTTGTTCTCTTTGACCGTCCAGTAGGCGGTGCCGCGCGTGGCGGCGATCATCTGCGTCTTGGCGGGCCGGATGTCCGACTGGATGGGCTCCTGCGGTCCGTCCTTGTTCAGCTTCTCATCCGTGTGGATGTCGTAGATGTCGTACTTGAACGAGCAATCCTCTTCGCAGTTGTCGCCGGCCTCGCCTTCGACTTGTTCGAGGCGCACGTCGAAGGTGATCGCCAGCGGCTCGGCGATGCCGATCTTCACCAGCGCCCACTTCAGCCCCTCGCCCTCTTCCTTCCACAGAATCTCCGCGCCGCCGTGATGGCCCGTCAGCAGCGTCGTCGAGTCGTGCTCCACGTCGGCGCGCTCGTGCGTCTCCTCATCGACGTTGATCCGGCAAGGAATCACACCGCTGACGCACGCGGGGGCGATCTTTCCGGCCTTCACCGGCTCGATGTAGACGGCGAAGCGCCCGCGATGGTCGGGCACGATGGGCTTGATGCCCACCGCCGTCGCACGGTTCTTGAACTCGTCCTCGTTGTCGTCTGGCCCGATGATCGGCGCGGCGATGCCCACCGCCGAGAAGCGGTCGAGGTCCTCGCCCGTGTCGTTGCGCACGAGGATGATTCCGGTCTGACGATGCACCCGCTGGCCGTCGCGCCCCACGCCGCGTTGCCGGCGCTTGTAGTCGACCGCAGCGTCAATGAACGCGTTGAAAGTCTGCGCGGGGATGCGCATCCGGTCGCCGGTCTGGACTTTCTTGAGATCATCGCTCAAGGCTGGAACCTCCTGCCGAGCCACGAACCCATCGCATGGTGATGTGCGACCCCCGCGATGATCTTGGCCGGCTGCCACGACACACCGACCTCCTTCGCAGCTTCGGCGAACAGTCTCGGACCGGTCTGGCCGACAACGCCGGGGCGCTCATGCATCCGCTTGGGGATCAGTTCAATCGTCCGCGCAAGCAACGGCGAACCCGGCAGCGCGGCGAAGAAGCCGTTGTGCAGCAGGTGCGGCTCGATCCCTTCGATGAGCAGGTGGTCGCGCCCGTCGATCAATCCGTCAACGCGGCCGAGGCACTCGTAATCGGCGTCGACGTACAGCCCACCGTAGCGATGCACGATCTCGTACCGCGCGATGTCAGCCTTCTGCGCGGGGATGTCCGTGGCGTCGAACCACACCTGGTTCATCAGCGCCGGCAGATTCCGCTCGGTCCACAGACGGTGCTCCCAGTCGCCGTGCATCGTGCGCCAGCCGTCGATCCAGGCGCGGACATGGTCGGGCATCGGCGCGGCGACCCAGACCTGATGGATGATCTTCGGAATCATGTGCCGATCCCCAGTGCCGCGAAGTTGCCTTCCTCGTAGACCTTCTCGACGTAGGCCGCGATGGGTTTCTTGATCAGCATCTTGGCGTTGTCGTCCTCGGTGTCCTGGTAGCGCACCCACAGATATTCCCAGCCCTTTTTGCTGATGCCGCCGATATCGCCGACGGTCAGGCCGGTCCGGTTCGGGCTGCCGGCGAAGCGGAAAGTGATCTCCCAGTCTTCTTCGCCGCGCTTCGATCCGGATGCGCCCAGGAACAGGCACTCGCCGGCGGCCAAGCCCTTGAACGCGCCGCTGTTGACCTTGCCGGTCAGATTGAACAGCGTGCCCTTGTACGCGTTGGTCACCACGCTGTTGGGCAGGTAGTGCGTCTCGGCGAAGCTGTAGATGGGGACGGTGATGTCCACACCCTCGACGTTGTCCTGCGTCACGCCGATCGCGCCGCCGAAGTCGGGCGGGTTGTCGCCGTGCGAGCCGACTGTCTCCAGCGATTGCGTGATGTGCTGCGTGCCGCCGGTCGTGTCGAACGAGAAGGACGATTCACCCGTCTCCGGCTCCTGACCATCCGGTGAGACGTATCTCACCGTGCCGAGGTAGGCATCCAAACCTTCGAGTTCTTCGACCTCTGTGTCGTCGCGCGGAAGGCCGTCGTGGAAGCTGGGCGAGTTGGTCAGCAGTGCGGCCCGCGCCGTGGCGTCGTCGGTCGTACCACGGATGAGGTACAGCAGTTCAGCGCTTTCGTCGCTGAGTCTCCTGCCGTATCGCTCTTGTACCGTGACTGCCATGGATGCTCGTCCATTCCGAGGGCCGGGGGCGTGTGCTTACGCGAAGGCGATCGAATGATCGGTGATCGCTCGTTCGATGCGCTTGGTATTGCGCGCTGTTTCTTCGGCGGCCTTGGCGATGCGCTCGTCGGTCTTGCCGGCTTGAAGCCCCTGCAGCGCGGCGGCGTTGAACGTGCCGCGCACGCCGATCTTCTCGGCCTCCTGTTCGACGACATCGCCGAGTCCATCCAAAGCACGGCGCGCCTTCTCGATGATGTCGCCGGGGCCTTCAATGCCCTCGGGGCCGCCGTCCGCCTCTGCTTGCTCGCGTTTCTGCCGCGCCGCTTCGAGCGCGTCGAGCCATTCCTGACGCGCCTGCTCCAGCGCAGATTCGGATTGCTTTCGCTGGTTCTCGGCTTCGTCATCGAGGCGGTTGCGCGCGTCCTCGTACTGCCGGCCGATCAGGCCGAGCGTCTGTTCGTGCAGCGCCGCCTCCTGCCGTCGCTTGGCGTCGCGATCGCGTTCGACCTGTGCGATGGCCGAATCTTTCTCGTTCTGGATGCGGTTGAGGTCCGCTCGCTCGTTGGCCTCGGAGATACGTTTGGCCTCCTCGGCGTCGAAGTCGCTGTCGACGACACCATGGACGTCATGGATACGCCGCTCGACCCATCCGACCACGCTTCGCCAGACGCTCGCAACACTCGATGCGAAGCTGTGCCACAGCTTCTTGAAGAAGGCGACCGTCTCGATCCACGCGACTTGCAAGCCGTGCCATGCGATCTCACCCGCCGCGAGCAGGCCGAAGAACGCCTTGTTGCCGATTTCGATGAAGAAGTGCTTGAACTTCAGCCACGCGCTCTTAAGGACGTTTATTCCCTTCTGGAACTCCATCTTGAGCGTGAGCCAGAGAATCTTCGCCGCCAGACCGATGTCGCCGGCGGCGAGCGCATCGCCGATGCCGCGCCACGCGGCCAGCGCCGTATCCTTCAGCGAGTTGAAGCGGTCACCCAGCCAAGTCAGCGCCTTGCCGCCCGCGCCGGTCACGTAGACGAGGTAACCGCCGAGCGCCCCAAGCGCCGCGATCACCAGCCCGATGGGTGAAACGAGGAACGCGAACACGCCGGCCAGAAGCTTGAACACGCCGATGACCGCCGTGACCACGGTGATCAGCACGCCGATCGCTGAACCGAGGCCGGAGATGATCGTCCCGAGCACCACCAGCGCCGCACCGGCAGCCATGACGATCGCGCCAATCTTGAGGACGGTGACGATGACCCGGCGGTTCTGCTTGATCCACTCGCTGATTCGGACCGCGACGGCCGTGATCTTCTCGGCCACCATCTGCAGCGCCGGTGCGAGCGCAGCGCCGACGTTGAACACGCCCATCTTGATCACCTTCCACAGCGAATCGAGCGCGTCGGTGAATTCCTCAGCGGCTTCGGCGTCCTCCTTGCTCATGGTCAGGCCCAGCCGCCGTGCTTCCTCCTGCAACTGCTCAATGCCCTTTGCTCCGGCGGCGAACATCGGCAGCAGGTTGGTGCCGGTGCGACCGAACAGGCTCATGGCGATCGCCGCACGCCTGGTCGGGTCTTCCACCTTGCCGATGCGGTCGGCCAGCAATTTGAATTGCCGCTCGGGTGACAGGCCATCGAGGTCTTGGAACTTCAGCCCCAGTTCATCCAGCGCATCAGTCTGCGTCGACAATCCACGCCCGGCGTCGAAGATCGATCGCTGCATCTTGCGGAACGCCATCTCCAGCGACTCAAACTCGGTGCCGGTCTGCGATGCGACGAAACGCAGCTCGCTGAGCGTCTCGACGCTCAGGCCCGTGCGCTTGGCCATCTTGGCGACCTGGTCGCCGTAGCCGCTGAACAGCTTCGCCGACGCCGCAAGCGGCGCGAGGATCGCCGCGCCGAGGCCCACGACCTTCAAGCCAAGGTTGCGGATACCCTGGCCGAAGGCCTTGAGCTTCTTCTCGGCGGCGCGGAGTCCCCGCACCAGCTTGCTGTCGTCGGCGAACAGCTCGACGAACGCGCGGCCTGCTCGGATGCCTTGGGTTGGTGGCAACGATTACCTCCGGTTCTCGAGGCGCTGACGGGCGGCGGCGACGACGGCGTCCACCTGGTCGTCGGTGAGTTCGGCGGCAGCGAGGATCGCCGCCTTCTGCTCGCCGGTGAGCCGGCCTTCCTGCTCGGCGAGGCGGTATTGGGTGATGCCCAGTTCGAGAAGCGACCGGGCGGCTTGGACGAGTGCGAGGATTTCAACGGGCGTCATCGGGTGTGTCCTCCGTGTTGGGTGGTTGATTCGCTGCGGCTTCTGCTTCGAGCATGGCGACGCGTGCGAGAATCGATTCGACGACGTTCAGCGTCGTGTCGAACGTGGACCCGCCGTGGGGCAGTTGGGCCTTGGCCTTGTCCAGCTCCGCTCGGGCCGCACGCAGCAGTTCGCCGTAATGCACGACCTGCTCGTCGTTCATGACCGGCACATGGGCCAGGTAGATGCGGTTGGCGGTATTGAGCGCATCGCGCTGCTGGAACCAGCGGTCCTCGGGTGTGGCGGCGCATCCCGCGGCGGCGGTGAGCGCCAGAACAATGGCGATGAACAGCAACGATCGTGTGGTCTTCATGTGTGGGGTCCTTCCTATGGGGTTAGGTTTTGCGAGCGCTGAGACCGCCGAATCGGTCCAGATCGGCGTGCTTGATCTGGATGCCTTGTTTGATCTGCTCGACGAGCGAGGCCGGCGGCTGCTTACCGTTGTTCGCGTCGGCGTAGGCCTTGAGCACGAACCGCAGTGCAGCATCCAACTTGGCCAGTCCAGCGTTGGGCGTGTTGTCGGGGATCTGCTTCTCGGCCAGCTTGATGCCGGTGATGATCGAGCCCTCCCAACGCTTCCACTTCTCTTCGAACGGGTTGAAGGCGCTCGACAGCCAGAAGAACAGACCGACCAGCAGCGCCCAGATCAGGGCGAAGCCGAAGCCGGAGTTGAACAGTTCAGAGAGCGAATCGATGAGAGCGGTGATGTCCATGGTCAGTTGCCTTTCGGTTGAGGGGGTCGCGGGTGATTCCGTGGGCGCGCTTCAAGCGCCTCGCGGAGCAGAGCCAGGTCTTGCTTGTCGGCCACCATCCGTGATGACCGATCTCGGCGTGCATATGGGTCGAAGTCAGACGGCGTGAACGGCCGGCGCTTCTTCGGGTCGCGGTGGGCGTTGGCGATCAGCGTGCAGATCAGCGATGTGTGCGCCCAGCGCTCGCGCCCGAGGCCCTCGGCCATCCACAGCAGTTGTCGCAACGTCAGCTCGCGGAGTCCGTCGGGTCCGATGCCGAGGCTTCCGGCGATTCGCCAGACATCACCCCAGCGATCGTCTTGTTGATGTCGATCCCGTCGATGCGCGTCTCGATCGCTTCGATCGCCGCGTCGATCATGGCCATCTGCTTGGCGACCGCCTTGGCCCGATCGTTGCGGCCGCGCGAGCGGAAAAAATCGATCATCTCCTCGTAGAATGCCTTCTGCGCCGCCAGCAGCGTCTGGCCGTCGAACGACGCCTGCACATCCTCGGCGGTGACGTTGTTCTTCTCGAATTGCGATTCGAGCATGGCGCACAGCACCTCGCCCAGCAGCATCTCATCGGTGCCCAGGCGCGTGAGCAGCGGCGGGTCGCCCGCTTCGGGTTGCAGCAGGTCGATGCCCAGCTTGGCCTTGACGTGCATGGCGGTGCCGAGCGTCAGCGTGATCGTCCAGGTGCGCCCGCCCGCGTCGGTGAATGTCTTCATGTGGTGGTGTCCTTACTTATAAGGATGCGTTGGTGAGACGATGACCGAGGCTTCCGGGAGGCTTATGCCACCTCGACCCACTCCTCGAACTCGGCGAGCTTGGCCGTTACGCTGACCATCACCGCTTCTTCGAGCGGCTCGTTGCGGCTGAAGTTGGTGATGGAGAAATCGCCGAGCGGCCCCTCGGTGCCGCTGGTGGCGTTTTCGCCGGTGAGCACCGCCAGGCGCAGGGGCGTGGAACTGAGGAACGCCGTCTTGATCGCCTCGAAGCCGGCGTCGCCCGGCTTCCAGAGCATCTCGAACTCGGCGGAGCATTCGCGCAGCGTCGGCGCGGTGGCGCGCCAGCCCTGGTTGGCACGGGTGCTCACGTCTGCCTCGCCGGCCTCCAGTGTCAGCGACACGTCCTTGACGTTGTCCATCTCGGTCAGCGAACCGAGCGCGGTGCCCGCCGGACCCTGGTAAATCTTGGCGTTCATGCCAAGGAGAAATGTCTGCGGCATCGGATAGCCTCCGTGCTATGTCTACTTGCGTGCAATGCTGTCGCGCCACATGGCGGGCAGCTTCGGTTGTTCCTTCTCGAACGCGGGGACCATGAAAGGTCGCGGTCTGTACCGCACGCGCTTCTTGCCGGCCTTGCCCGTCCCGCCGTGTTCGAGCAGTGCGGGCGCTTCACCGCGTCCCTTCTGACTCAGCCGCACCGGGCCGATGACCACCGATCGCTTCTGCGGCTCGTAGCCGAAGAAGATGAACTTCTTCAGCAGGCCGGTGTGGCTGCTCGGCGGCTTGCCGGGCGGCGCGGGCTTCTTGCGCTTGCGGATGCTCTGCCGGGCCGTGCGCCGCACGAACGCGCCGAACCGGCTGAGCACACGCCGCGTCGTGCGGTCGGTCCTGCTCGTGACCGCCTTCTTGTCGAAGAACAGCTTGGTGATCTCGAAGCCGAACATGCTGTTCACATCCGCACAGGGTCATTTCAACGCTCGGTAGGTCACGGTCAGGACGCTGGTGAACACACGTTGCTCGGCTAGGTGCTCGCGGGCGTAGACCGGCTCGTTGTCGATCGAAATCCATGCCGCATACGTGGCCTGGCCGAGCTGGCGTCGCCGCAGGTAGTCGGCGATCTCGTCGATCAGCGTGCCCAGCGTTTCCACGTCGTCGTCCACCTGTTTGCTTACGCGCTTCTGGACACCGACATCGATGGCGATCTCGTACTGGCTGGCGGCGCGGGTGCTGCCGGTGATCTGCACCGACCGTGGCACGACGGTCACCTTCAGTTCCGCCAGGTCGGCCAGCTCGAAGATGGGCAAGACCTGTCGTTCGGCCGTGAGGGCCTGGCTGAACGTGCCCGGCGGTGCGGCGTTCAGTTCGGCGGCGATGGCGTCGGCGATGTCGATGACCAGGCTCATGGTTTACGCTCCGATCCACAGAACGAGGGCCGACGACAGTCCGGTGAGCAGCGCGCCGACGATCAGCCAGATCAGCTTGCTCTGACGCTTGGCGTCCTGCTCCAATCGATCAAGACGGATCAGGATGCCGGGCTTGCTGCCGTTTACGGGGGTCCCACGGATCGCTTCGTCGAGGCGATCGAGCTTGCGATTGATCGCTTCGAGTTGCTTCTGCGTTGTGTCGATCGTCGTATCACTCACGCGGTTACTCCGGGGGCGCTCCGATGTCCTTGGTGTGAATCCGGTAGGTCTGCCGGTACGGGTCGCTCCATCGCCAGCCCTTGATGTCGTCGCCGAGCGCCATGACTTCGTACTGCCGCCCGTTGGCGACGATCACGTCGCCCGGTTCCGGCTCGCCAAGGGTCAGTTCCTCGGCGAGGATCAGAAAGTCCCACACGTGCCCGTTGATGGTGACGCCGCCCTCGTCCGCGATCTCAATGTCGGTGCGGCCGAACGTCGCGTTGACCGTCACCGGTTCGATCACCGGCGGCCTGCGGTACTCGACGGGGCTGGACATGTGCGTGGTGCGCATGCGCTCGAGCCAATCCGATCCGCGTTCGAGCATGTTGCCGGGGGTGGCCATGACTGTCGTTCCCATTCGAGTTGCACCGGTCGCATCGCCGGCGCTCGCGGTCGTCACGCCGCCAGACGAAGTGCGATTCGTGATGGCAGCACAATGGGCACATGGGAGGTCACTGCGTCAGGCGCACGCGCACCGTCTCGTCGCTTTCACCGGCGGCGAGGACAGACTTGCCGAGCAGTTTCTCGCCGCCCGAACTTGAGCCGCCGCCGGTTGCGAACGCCTGCTTGGCGACGTCGTCCCAGTAGACCTTCACACCGGCGGGGATCGACTGGCCGCTGCCGGTCGCCTTGGGGAAGTCGAACACGCCGGTTACGTGAAGCGCGCCGAGCGTGTCGGCCGGGATGTCGAGTTTGGCGACACCGATCAGGTCCTCCTGGACCACCACGTCGCCGGCAGCGACATCCGCGCCGGGGGTGTAATCGATCGCGTCGCCGTCATGAATGAATCGTGCCGTCATGAGTCGTTGCTCCTTGAGTGCTTGAGTGGATCAGGTGCGACAAAGGGCGCGAGGCGTTGGTTTACGCCTCACCCTTCATCTTCAAAGCCCCACGATGGTCCTGCTCGCGGACACCGAAGTCGATGTAGCCACGGAACTGCACGCCCAGCGTGTTGAAGTCCGCGTCGGTCTTCTCGACGGTGGGCCGATCGACGCCGTTGAGGAAGGCGATCTCGATGGCCGGCAGCCGATTGGGGTCGGCCAGCAGATACCACGCCTTGCTCGAGGAGCCGGTGAAGCTGGCGTTGGACAGGTACACGCTGGAGACGACATCGAACTTGCCCACGTGCGGGTTGTTCACCGGCTTGGGCTTGTTGGCCGTGGTCGTCTCGTTCAGCTGCATCGAGTTCATCAACTGCGCCGCCGGCACCTTCAGCGCCGTGGGCACCAGCAGGATGCTGGCCGGGATGCCCAGCGGCCGGCCGTTGGGCTTGGTCTGCTCGCCGAACAGGACCTCGGCATCGGTCAGACCATCAACGCTCAGGGCCGTGTCCGCGCCGTCGGCGAAGTTGCCATGATCGGCGTGGAAGAACGCCTTGCCATCAGACTGCACGGGGTTCTTGAGCCACAGTCCCCAGACCGCATCGGCGATCGACTCGGCCGCGCCCATGCCGATCTGGCGCGGGATGTCGGTGAACGCACCCATGTCATCGTTGATGATCATCTGGCGCGTCAGTGCGAACATGATGCCGTGCGTGTCGGCCTTCTGCCCGAACTTCTGCTCGTCGAGTTTGCCGTGCTTGAGCTCGCCGTCGGCGCTGACCTGTTCGAACTTGAACGCGCCGGTCATGCGGTAGCGGCTGTGCTCCTTGAAGTCGTTGACGCTGGCGATCTTCGCGACCCGACGCCAGGCGTCCTCGATGTAGTTGTATCCCTCCAGCAGCATCTTGTTGGCGATGTTGGAGAGGATGCCCGGCAGCGAAGCGGTGCTGAACGCCGCCTGCAGCCAGCCCGTCGCATCACGCCGGAATCGCGGCAGCTGCTGGCCGCATGCCAGCTCGCAGAACTCCTGGATGCCGACACCGCGCAGCTTGTCGGCCGCTTCGAGCACCGGCTCGTCGTACAGCGCCTCGATGCGCGAGTTGGGCAGGCCCGACGCCATCAGCGCCACGGCCTCGAACATCTGCGGGCTGGTGTTGCGCGGGCGAGACGACCCGGCAGCGGGCACCTGCGGGCGCGAGGCGCGCAGGATGTGAAGCTCGGTCCTGGTCACGTCCCAGCCTTCCTCGATGGCCTTGGCCTCGATGTCGGCGTGCTTGCCATTTCCGAGGGCGCACAGTTTCTGGATCGCCTCGACGCGGCGCGTTTCGGCCGCGATGCGTTGCCGCATCTGCGCCACGGCGTCACCGCCGGCATCCGTCGTCGAAGCGGCGAGGGTGTCGGGGGTTCCGGGGGTCGCAGGCGTGTCGGCCGCCGTCGCATTCGACTTCGGCGCGCTCTTCGCCGGCGCTTTCGGCTCGGTGGTGGAGGTGTTGCCGTCGGGCGCGTCGACATTGTCCAGAATCGTGGTTGCGGTCGTGGTCTGGACGTCCGTGTCCTTCGTGGCGGTGTCGGGGGCGGTGTCTTCCATGGACTGTTGCTCCTTGCTGGTGGCGGCGATGCGTGCGCTGGTGTTCGTGTCCGCGCCGCTGTCGACGAACGAGATTTCCTTGAGGATGGCCCGGCGCACCACGTGCAGCGGGCCGTTGAACGTTCTGCCGTTGACGGTCACCTGCTGGCCGTTGGGGACGAACTCGGCGTCGATGACCGAAGCGCCGATGCTCGCTTGCCAGGGGAATCCGTTGACTGCCGACTTGGACACGTCACGCGCCCACGACGTGTCGCGGCTGATCAGCCCCTCGGCGACGACTTGACCGTTCTCGATCGCCACGCGTTGCGTGTGGCCCACACCTTGACGCGGGTTGTGGTCCAGGCGAACCGGGATGTCCTGCCGATCGATGGCCAGACCCTCGAGGTCGACCACCACCGGGTGCGGGAAGCCGGCGATCCGCATCACGCCGCCGGTGTAGGCGACCATGTGGAAGACCGGAGTCTTCTTCTCGGCGTCGCCCGCCGCCTCGATCGTCAGCGGGCACCGGAACGTCAGGTAGTCAGGCTGCTTGTCGTGTGTCTGCGGGATCGACATCCGTGTCGGACTCCTCGTCTTCGTCGGGTGAAGTGGGTGGTGTGTTGGCGGCATCCAGACCGAGTTCGCGCATCAGTTGCCGTTCCTTAGCGCGCTGGCGCAGTTCGACTTCCCAGTCCTTGCCTTGGCGGGCGTACTCGGCGGCGAGCGTGGTGGTGTTGCTCGAGAGGCGCGTGGCCTGTGCGTTGGCTTCCTTGGCCGGGTCGACGTGCTCGGTCCCGTCGAAGAACCACTGCCCCCGGATGTGCGGGACGACATCGCCAGCACTGCGCAGGAATGCGAACTCCGGGAGGAGCATCGCCTCCTCAAGCCACGCCGCGAAGATGCGGTCGAGCACGGCCTCGGCCAAATGCGCCTGCTCGACTCGGATCGACTTGAAGTAGGTCTGGTGATCCAGGCGACCGGAGGCGTAGTTGTAGCCGGCGCTGTTGCCGGCCGCGACGTTGAACGGCAGGTTCAGGCAGCGTGCGATCTCATTGAGAATCTCGCGCTTGAATTCGCCGTAACCCGTCGCCGGCTGCTGCGCTTCGATCTGCCCAAGCTTCCAACCGTCGGGCAGCACCGTGGCCATGCGCTTCTCAAGCTCAACGATGTCCATCGGCTCAAGCGCCTGCGCCTCGCCGTTGGCCGGCGCGTCGGTGAACAGCACCGCAGCGAAGTCGGCCGCTGTCTCCGCCGCCGCGATCACCGCCAGCGTGTAGCGCCGCAACTGGGCGAACAGCGGCAACGCCGGCGTGATCTCCGGCACGCCCCGGTGCTGGTCAGGGCGATCGACTCGGAACCAGTGAATCACCGAGTCGGCGGGCACGACATCGAACTGGTTACGCCATGCACTGAGGTCACCCGGATGCTGACGGAGGATCGTGTACGTCTGCGGGTTGCCGAATGGGTCGAGCGTGATGCCATCGACTTCATCGACGCTTGGAAGCAGCGATGCGACCGGCGACGCCACGCGATCGGCTTCGACGAGTTGCACATCCAGCATCACCGGCGAGTCGAATCGCGGATTCCGGGGGTGCGGGTTCAAAGTGAGTACCGCAAAGACCTCGCCGTCGGTCGTCTTCGCCATGCGCATCGCACGGAGCTTCTCAGCAAGGTTGATGGCCTTGGCCCAACGTGCAAACGCGGACTCGACGCGGTTGTTGATCGTGGTGTCCGCCGTCAGCAATTGCAGCCTGGGGCCAGTCCCGATGCAGTCGTTGGCGAGCGTCAGCACGATCCCCTTGGCGTAACTGTTGTTGGCGACCTCATAGCGGGCGCGCTCACGCAGCTTCTTGCGAACGTCTGCTGACGCGGCACTGTCCGCCGACAGCGCATCGGCCATCGCCCAGTGCCGAGCGTTCTCGGCGGTGGTCTGAGCCGCGTCATACCGCGCCCGAACCACTGGAAATGCCGGGAGGGACCGGTTCCGGGGGTGGGTCTTCCTTGACCTGCTGCGGAACGGCCACATCAAACGGTCCCTCCCGGCGAAATCTTGGCCAGCTTGATGCCGAGTCCCTTCGCGCGGCTGGCCTTCTTCGACTCCAGGTACTTGTCGGCGGCGATCTGGTCCTCCAGATCGTGCTGCTCAACAGCGCCGCTGTCGCCGCTGGCCTTCTTGGGACCGCCGGCGTTGTCACGGATGGTGTTGTCGAGGTTGTCTGGGGATTCAGCCAAAAGGCGCTCCTGCTGCCGACCCAAGCGTGGTGGGCATTAGTCAATTACCCGGCAGAGACAAAAACGGGCGTGAGATAGTTGCGGAAGGCGGAGAATGTTCCGCATGTAGAACTTGAGGTGTGACTCGTGGCTACGAAGTTGTCGCGGCGCACGTTTCATACGTCGTGATGCGCCGCCCGCAGTGGCGGCATTCACGCCGACGCAGCAATCGACCGCCCAACGCGCGGCGTGTGTAAAGCACGCGGAAGTGAGCGCAGCCGCACTTGGGGCATTCGAGCCCGCGCTTCTGCTGCGGCGAGGATTTGTCGGTTGCCTGCGCCATCTACCGTCTGGCCCCTTGAAGCTCCGACAACCGAAGCCGTTGCCGTGAAGGAGCGGCTTTGGCTTCGGTGCCAGGCAACACCGCGCCTTGGATGGACGCCGCCGCCGCGCAGCCGACCAGGCAATCGAACCAGTGGTTGTCCGGACCACCCGCTCGCAGCTTCCATTCATCCACCACTCGACCCCGGGCTTCGGTTCGCACGCGGTACTCGGCGGTGATGTGCTCGGCGATGAGCTGATGTTCGGCGGGCTTGCGGCCGAACAGCGACAAACAGCCCGGATCGCCCATCGCCACCGACAGCCGGGCGTGAATGAAACTTTTCCAGTAGTTGGTGTCGATCAACACGTGGCGCACCTGGCGGCGTCCCTGCACATTCGGGATGCGCCAGTGGTGGCCGACGCGCTCGCCACGCTTTCGCTTGTATTCGCTGAACGGGATGCTCGAAGCGCCGACGTAGCGACCGTGACTGGGCATGACCAGGCTGGCGTGGGCGCTCTGGCGGCAGAACTGATAGACCACGTCGGTGGACTGGCCCCAGTTGGCGTCGATCAGGCAGCGTTCGATCCGCAGTTCGGCCCCGTCGTCACGCCGCCAGCTTCGAGACAGGTAATCCTCGGTCAGTTTCTCCAGCCCGGCGTAGATCGAGCCTTCCAACCCCGCGCCCGGAGCGGCTCGAGCAAGTGTCTTCTGCGCTTCCCGCAGCGTGAAATATGAACGCTGCTGATCGGGGTAGGTTCCATAATCGAGCACGTAACCGGTGAAGTCGTCGTCCCACGCGACCACGGTGTGAAAGAGCATCTTGCCCTGCACGTCGATGAACATGGTCAGATGACTGGCCCCGATGGGGACGCTGCCGCGCGGATGGCCATTGGTCTTGGCGGCGATGGCCTCGGCGGAGAGCTGATCGCCGTCACCTTCGTCCTCCGGCAATGGTTCGTTCTGATATTCGGCCCAGAACGCCCGTTCGTCCTGCAATCGCAGGTTCATCGCGTGCTGGATCGCCGACAGTTCATCCTCGTTGTGGCGCTGCGGCCAGGCGATCACCGAGCCCGCGTCCATTTCACTGCGATGCTTGCGGTAGAACTCGGTGGCCTCGTGGCCGTCGCCGTCGTTGCGGAAGCTGTCGGAGCGAATCTGGGCGTAGGTCTCCCAGAGCTTCTCGTTGTCGGGGAAGGCGTAGACGAGCTTCGTGCGCTGGCCTTGCCAGGCCGGGTGCTTGTCGCGGTCGAGAATCTGATCCGCCATGTCGCCGGGGCGGATTACGGTGCAGGGCATGATGCCGCTGATCTTCTGCCCAGGACCGGCCAGGTTTAGGATCGCGCCGTTGAGCGTTTCCATCCGAGAGCGTACCTGCTGATCGCTGCGCGCCGACTCGTCGGTCTGCGGGTCGTCGAGCACCACCAGCGAGGGACGCAGCGCACGCCCGTCAGCCCGCTTGTACTTCATACCACGAATCCGGCTCTCGATACCTGCCACGCGGATGATCGCGCCCGACGCGGCGCTATCGGGAATCGTCGGCAGGACGATCTCGTCGGCCGTCCAGACAATTCGCGTGTGC